TTGTCGTAGAATTCCCACGGCACGTCCTTTTCAACGGCGTGCTCTTGGCAGATGTACTGACCTTGCGCGTAGGTGAATTCCGCACCTTTGGCGCGAGCGCCCGGCACACGGAGCAATCCGGAGATGTAGGATCCGTTCGAGACCTTGCCGAAAATGCGAAGGTTCTCTTTGCCGTACTTCGGAACGATGCCCGTGCGCTCCTTCACCTTAACGAGCGGAAGGATCGCGGGGAAAATGAATTTGTCGGAGGTATAGCGAATGGAGATCTGGGACAAGAATTTATCTACTTTCGCCTTACCGTCCCGACCGAATAGAGGGAGAGACATATTGGGCTGTCTTTTTTAGTTTGGGAGTTAGGTTTAGGCGCTGAGCGTTCCCTGAACGATAACAACCGCAACGAGATCGCCCGCTTCGCCGTCATCGAGGGTGATGGCGAAATAGATGTCCTTGTCGGCAGTCGCTTGGACGACGGTGTTGCCGGCTCCGACCTTGAGATAGCTGCCGGCCGCGATCGTCGCGTCGAGATAAACCTTGGCAAGGCCCGCGAAGACGACGTCGGCCGTCTGCGGAACGCCGCTTGCGCCCTTGGGCGCGTTCTGGAGGATGCCGAGGGCCGTCGCGCCTTCGGAGACGCCAACGACCTCGCCGCCCGAGACGGTGACCGGAAGATAGAGAAGCGCCGAGAGATCCGTTTCGGTAGCGATCGCCATCGAGAACGGATTGTTGAGCGGCACGTTTTGGAGAATGGGTTTACTCATAGAATTGGTGCTTTATTGGTTAGGCGAATTTGATGCCGAGCTCTTTCATCGCGGCATCCTGAGCTTCCTCGGCCTTTTTGTACTTGCCTTCCGCGAGATATTTTTCCGCGAGGTTGAACGCCTGTTCCATCTTATCCGAGGCGGAACCCGTCACGGCGTGCGATGAGCCGTGCTCGGCGAAATCAACGGAGATGATCTTGGCGACCAGTTCCTTGAATTTCGCGCGCTGCTTTTCCGAAAGGCGCGACATGAATTTGGCGACCTCGTCGGTATCCTCGGCGCGGAAGCCGGTCGAGACGCCGTTCTTTTCCGAGAGGATCAGTTCAGATTTGACTTCCTCGGAGAGGCGGGTGAGTTCAAGCTGGCGCTCGGCGAATTGCAAACGCTTTTCGACCTGCGCGAGCTTGATCGATGCCTGCTTTTCCTTGAGCTTGCCTTCAGCCTCGTCCTCATCTTCGTCGTCATCATCGTCGTCATCATCGTCGTCATCATCGTCGTCATCATCGGCATCGCCGTCGGGGCCATTGTCATCCTCGCCATCATCGCCGTCCTTTTCATCCTCGTCTTCGTCTTCTTCCTCGCCGTCGGCTGCGCCGGCGTCGGGCTTGTGATGGGTCGTCGTGGTCGTCTTTTCCTTGACGACCTTCTTTTTGAGCGCGCCGATCGCCGCCGTGGCGTCGGCCGTCCCGGCCTCGTCGAGTTCGGCGTCTTTCATGCACGCTTCGGCCAACGCGATGTCGGCCGCGGTGATCTTCTTCTTTTTCGCGAGTTCCGCGAGCAGAGTCTTAAACATAAATTTGTCTTTAAGTTCGTTAGCCTCGCGTTCGGATAGCTCCGACAGCGAGATGGGCTGTTGCCATTTCATGGCCGGCACGTTCGTTAGCGCGCATCCGATGAACACATTCGGGACGGATTTGCCCGTGCCGGGGTGTTCATATTGGGGTGCGAGCTCGGACGAGACGAATTGATACGCCTTGTCGCGGATCTTCTCCGCGCCTTTGGGCGTCCATTCGACCTTGGCCATTAGGCTCAAGCCCTTAATATATAAGCTTTTGATCCAGCCGGCCGCTTCGCCTTCTCGATCGTGGCTGAAGTTCACTTGGATCTGCGTTCCGTACGTTCCATCATCGAAGTGTTTGACGTAATCCTCGAGCATCTTGGCCGTCACCTTGAGGTTATGGCTCCGGATGATCCCGACGCGCAGGACCTCGACGTCGCTCGTTGTCCCGTTCTCGGCCAGTTCGATCACGCCCGAGGTGAACATGAGCGATTCGCTTTGGTTTTGGAGGATGTTCTCGAGCTTGGTTTTGATCTCGGCCGCTTTGTCGGCCGGGAGACCCTTGACCTGTCCCAAGCGCGCAAGGGCGTTTCGCACATGCGCGAGGTCGGGTTTTCCGTCGGCGCCCTTGTACGGCAAATGGCGATGCGCGCCGTCGGTCTTGCCATCGGTCTTTGTGCCACCGGGCGAAATCCATGCAAAACTTGAGTCGGGGAGATCGTTGATGTTCGTCATATAAAACAATTAGAGCCATGGTCATCGCCATGGCTCTAATGCCTTTTGGGTGCGGGATTCCACCACCGCACCGTCCAAGGCATTAAGGCCATGACAATGTTTAGTGGAATCTTTCTGATTGTATTTTCATGATACACCTTTTCGTTGGTGTCAACAAAATGGTCAATCCTTGATCGGCTTTTTAAGTTGCTTGAAGCTGTTCACGACCGGCTTGCCGTCGATGGTTTTGAAATTGTCCATGATCGAGGCGGGGATGTCTTCGATCTCCGGCGGTTCCTCGTCGGTCGTCCAGTTCGGAACGCTTATGCAATGACAATTCGTGTGAACAATATCAAGTGATGCTAACGGATCATCGGGTGCGAAAGTGCGGCCGTCCAACGAATAGCAAAAATCGCAAGTATTCTCCATCGCGGCGCTCCAAGTATAGCTTACGATCCGATCCGTGACCGTGGCGAAAACATCCATCCGGCCCCGATTCACGTATTGCCCCGAGTAGGTTCCGGCCATGTTATCCACACCTTTCGCTGTTTCTTGGTCGAATGTCCTTTGCGCCGCCGTGATGATCCCTTCGTCCGAGGCGCCCGCGGCGATCCCGGCTTTGATCGTTCCCTTGACCGCCGCCTCGACGTTGTTATTAAAAGCATCGGCCGCATCGGCGGCCTCGAGGGTCATGAGCTTTTGCGTCTGGTTGGCAACGGGCGTTGAACCGATCGCCGATTCGCGCTGGGCGCTGACGCGACCCGCGTTGTAGCTCGAGCTGATGAGACCCTTGACCGCGGCGCGGGTCGTGCCGCGGAGCATGACCGCGAGGGTCGCCACGGCCGCGACGTCTTTCGTTTTGAGCTTGTTCTTCACGACCACGCCCAAGCGTGCGCGTTCGAGGCCGACCGCGAGCGTCATCGTCTTTTTGAAGGCGTCCTCATTCCGGTTGAACGAGTTGCTTAGGCTTTTGAAGTTCACCCGCTTCTCAGCGAAGGTCAGGGCGCGCCATGGCTTGAACGGAGCCTCGGCAAGGCGCTGATTCGGCTGTTTGCCGCCCATGAGAACCGTCCGGGCCGCTTCGATGCGCGTTATGCGGTCTTTTGCCCTTCCGACGGCCTCGGGATCGCTGGAGCGCGAAATAAAGGCCATCAGGTCGCGCTCGAGAATATCAAGCTGACGCAGGCGCGAGGAGGCGACCGCCGGGCTGATCGTTAGCGTGCTGGCTTGATCGTTCGGCATATCATTCACTTTCATTCACTTTCATTCGGTTGGCGCAGTAACGGCTGCGGCCGGCGCGGGAACCGGCTTGGTCACGCCCGCCTCGATCGAGTTTAGGCGCCCCTCGAGATCGGCCTCGCGGTTGGCTTCTTCGGCTTCCGGCGTCAGGTCGGGGAGTTCGAAGGCGTGACGGGTCCACTTCTTGAGATCGGTGTCGGGCTGGAGCAGGCCAGCTACTACAAGCCCTTGGAGGGCTGTGCTCATGTTCGCGAGGTCGATGTCGCCGATCGGCGAGAAGCTTACGGTCGGATAGGCTTTTTGCTTGCCGTAGGCGTAGATGACCATTTTCCGCACGATCTGCCGCTGGATGTTCTCGGCTATGTAGGTCGCGAATTCATTGAGCGTTTTGATGAAGAACGAAGACTTGTCGACCGAGAGCGCGTTCGATCCGCCCTTGTTGCCGCCCGCGCCGCCGAGGTCGAGGAAGTCGGCGAGAACGCTCGCGTAGATCATCTTTCCGTGATGGTCGATTGCCTCTTGGATCTGCGAGCTGGTCGTGGCCGCGCCCTGCGGAACCTTGATCTCGAAGTCCACGCCGCCGGGGAGGACGATGTATCCGCTTTCGTTGGCGCGGATGTTCGCGCCGATGCCTTCGAGTTCGGCTTTGGTCGCGGCGTCGAAGTCGCCGGCCGAGTTTCCGCCCTTATCCTTCGGGCTGAAGGTCGGAATACCGACGCCGAAACGCTCGGCGCTCATCGCTTGGATGTTATAGAACGTATTTTTGAGGTCCCAGTGTTTCCATGCCGAGCGGAGGATCGAAATGCCCGTCACGTCGTCGCCCTCTTGTTCGTTCGTCAAAATAAACAGCTTTTCTGCCGGGATCTCGGGAAGCGCAATCGCCGCCTCGTCGGTCATGATGATCTGCTGGATGCCGAATTTATTGTCCGAGGTCCGCCAGCGGAGGATCGAGCGCTGGAGGCGCGGAGCGAGGTCGTAGAGAATGACCTTGCCTTTTTTTATCTTCCAGATGAATTCAAAAACCGAATGCCCGAAATCAAAGCAGGTCATCACCTCGCGGAGGAAGGTGTTCCATGATCGGAGCGGCATCCCGAATAGCGTATCTTTGCAGAATTCGGCGATCTCGACGTCGAGGGCTTCTTCCGAGGCCGGGACGATGTCCCAGCGCGTCGCAAGGATCGGAGACTTGACCGCGCGGAGCGCGGCCTTGATCTGCGCGTCGCCGCGGCGCATTGATTCGATGATCTCGAAGCGGTCGCGGTTCTGCCATTCTACGGCGTATTCGTCGAAATAAAAGCCGGCAAAGCGCTGCGAGCCGCTGTCGCCGTAGCGCTTGGTGAGATCGGCCGGCGGCATCGTCAGCTGGCGCTGTTGCGCGCCGTATGGAGCCATGACGGCCGGCGAGCCGGGCACGGTCGGGCTTTGGGCGAAAGGCGTGCCGATGACGGGTCCGGGGGTTAAAACTTTGACAGGTTGCGTTGGCGCCGGATAGGGAGGCGCGACGATTGCCAGCTTGTGCGCGCCGGCATCGCCGCTTTTGCGCGTCGATCGTTTGGTTGCCATACGCTTTGGTTTTTCAAAATAGGTTAGTGATAAATCATACACCTACCAAATGCGCTTCCGCAAATCGCCGGTAAATCCTTTGTTCAATAAGCGTCGGCGCGCCTCGTCGGCCAGCGCCTTCGCCTTTTGCTCGTCTGTCAAGTCCGGCTTCTCTTGCTGCCTCATGCCGTATCGAGATGCCATCTCTAGGGCCCCTATTAGGGCGTCGATCCGATCATCATGTTCAAGCGATCCTGACGCGAGGAACATGGCCTGTTCGCGGAGTTCTTCCTGCTCGGGGCGGAGGTGGATCTCGCCGCGCTCGAAGTCCGGCTCGTAGAGCTCGAGGCGCGCGACCTTGTCTTTGCCTTCCGGCGACCATTCTACGATCGGCATCGAGCGGTCTCTTTCATCGATTCTTTCCCCGGGCGGCGTGTCCTCATTGTTCAGGTTGATCCGTCCACATTTCCAGTCGTCGGCGATCTGCCAGAGGCCGGTTTGGTTCAGCACCTTTTCGATTCCCACGGCGCGGACGGTCCGCTTGTGCCGCAGCCATGTCCGCACGAGCTCTTTGAGCTGATCGAGCTGGCTGATGCGTCCGGCGGTCTGCTCGACGACGTAGCGATGCGGGCTGTTCTTTCGGGCGTAGAGCGTCGTGATGGCGTATTCGTCGGAGTTGAGCGAGGCGGCTTTCCCGGCGCGCGGGTCGATGTAGATAACCGCCGTGAAGCTGGCGTCCTCGGGCAGGACCGAAAAAAGCGCCTGCTCGATCCATTGGCGCTTGATCTGCGCGTCCTCCTCGCTGAACGGATCGTTCATGTACTCCTTGTTGAATCCCCGCGTGCCCATGCCCTTTTTCTTCATGCCGGTCACGGGGTCGATGTAGCCGTTCTTGATCTGCTCCAGCCGTTCGGCGCTGTACATCTGCGGCCAGATCGGCGCGCCATTCTCGATCGCGCGCCGGATGATCCCGCCGTATGATCGATAAAACGCCAGCACCTCGCAGGCTTCATGGAGAACGGTCCCGATCACCTTGACGTAGCCGCACGCCGGGTCGACCGACGGCATGATGACGTCGTTCAGCCAATTATGCAGTTTAGCGCGCTGGACGGGCTTTTTAACCTCCTCATCGT